ATTAAAGGCGTAACCGTTGAACTGAACGGCACTGAATATGTTATTCCTCCGATCGCTTTGGGCGCATTGGAACAGTTGCAAAGCCGCATTGGTGCATTTGACGGCAATGTGCAAGACGCAAAACAGATTTCTACCGTTATCGATTGCGCTCATTCCGCGATGAAACGCAACTATCCCGATATGACGCGCGAAGAAGTGGCTGATTTGATTGATATTGGCAACATGAACGAAGTATTCGCCGCTGTGATGGATGTTTCCGGCTTGAAACGCAAGGAACAGGAAGCCGCGCAAGCGGGGGAAGCTCAGGCGGCGGTTTAAGTTTCGGCGCGATGATTGCCCACGTCTGCGCCTCAACGGGGTGGACGTGGGACTACGTCGCAGACAACTTGGATTTGCCGCGAATCGGGCATTTAAATGACTATTGGCGTGAACATCCGCCTGTTCATATCTTGGTAGCCTCATATATGGGCATTAAGCCGTCATCTAGCCCTGTACAGAGCGAAACAGACGAGGCAGAGGCCATTGGTATGCTTGGCGGCGGCGAGCTATCAGAAGACGAATTTAACGCATTGCTGAAAGCGAAGGGGATTATTTGATATGAGTAACGCAGTTTTCCCAACGTTTCCCGGTTTGAAGTGGGGACGGAAAAGAACGGCTGTTTGGAGTACCAATATTCAAAAGTCAGCTTCAGGGCGTGAGATTCGCAGCGCTTACTACACTTATCCGCAATGGAAATTCTCGCTGTCGTTTGAAGTGTTGAGAACAAAAGCCTCAATCAATGAGCTTGAGAAGCTGGCAGGCTTTTTCAACGAACGCCGCGGCAGTTTCGATAGCTTTTTGTACGAAGACCCGACGGATAACAAGGTCACAGACCAGCTTATCGGGAATGTTGTTCAGGGCGTAACGAGATACCAGCTTGTGCGCAATTACGGCGGTTTTACCGAGCCTGTTTTAGCGGTCAAAGGTGTGCCGGTGGTTAAAGTCGGCGGCGTTGCTTTAACGCATGGTCGTGATTTCGCGATAGACAATAACGGCGTATTGGTTTTGAACACGCCGCAAACGCCTGGCAGCCCTATCACATGGACAGGCGGTTTTTATTTTCGTGTGCGTTTCACGTCTGATACGGTGGATTTTGAAAACTTTATCGGCCATCTGTGGAGCGCGAAGAAAATCGAGTTAACGAGTTTGAAATTATGAAAAGTGCAAGCGCTGAATTAATGAATCTGCTTCATAACGAAGACAGGTTTTTGATGGCCGATTTGTTCACGATTACCTTAGCGAATGGGCAGGTATTACGTCATACGAATTTCGACAATCCTGTTACATGGCAGGGGAATCAATACGAGGCTTATAAGCTGATTATCAAGCGTGGCGCGACAAGAACGGCGGTAGGGCTTGATGTTGATTCCAATACGTTGCAAATCGCCGCAGAGCCAAGTTATCGACTTGAGGGCTTGCAATGGGCAGAGGCCGCGCTTGGCGGTGCTTTAGACGGCGCAAGGGTGGTTATTGAACGTGTCTTTTTCCGTGATTTCCTTACGCCAAATCCTGAACCTGTTGGCACGGTCATCATCTTTTCCGGGCGTGTTTCGGATGTATCGGGCAGTCGTTCGTCCGTCAAGGTTGACGTTAAATCGGATATTGAACTGCTGAACGTATCAAGCCCACGCAATATCTATCAGTCCGGCTGTATGAGGACGCTTTATGACGGCGGCTGTAAAGTCAACCGCGAGGAGTTCACAGTGAATGGCCGTGTAACCGCAAACAGCACAACCGGCACGGAACTGACTTGCGACCTGACACAGGCGAACGGATGGTTTAATCAGGGCGTTATCAAGTTCACAAGCGGCCTTAATGCAGGGCTGACACGCACAGTCAAAGAACATAAAGACGGCACGCTGTCTTTTGCCTTGCGCTTACCACACCCCCCACGCGCCGGAGATGTGTTCAAAATCTACCCGGGCTGCGATAAACGACAAAGCACCTGTAAAGACAAGTTCCAAAACATCGTGCATTTCCGCGGTTTCCCTTATATCCCATCTGCTGATACGGTGGTTTAAATGAGGCCGTCTGAAATGGATTTGAGAAAACGGATTGTCGAAGAGGCTTATTCGTGGCTTGGCACGCCGTACCATCATCAAGCGATGGTCAAGGGAGCAGGCGTGGATTGTGCGATGATTCTTGTCGCAATCTATCGGGAGGCTGGCTTGCTACCTGCCGATTTTGACCCGCGGCCATATCCCCAAGACTGGCACTTGCACCGAGACGAGGAGCGTTATCTTGGCTGGGTTTTGAAAGTCTGTCATGAGACCGATACGCCGCAACCCGGCGACGTTGTTGTCTGGAAGTTTGGGCGCACGTTTTCCCATGGCGCGGTTTATGTTGGCGACAACAAGATTATTCACAGTTATATCGGGCGCGGTGTGGTTTTGGATGAATTGGATCAGGCCGAACTTTCAGGCCGTCCGATGAAATTTTTTACTTTTGGACGGCCTTTGGTATGAAGCGCATTTAATAGATTGATTTTATAGAGGTTACTCATGGGCGGTAAGACTTCCACTATTTCAAATTCTGAACAACGGATTTTATCCCTGCAAGTTCAGCAGTCATCTCAAGGCTTGACCCTGCCTGTTGTTTACGGTCGGGCGCGTGTTGCTGGCAATTTGATTTGGTACGGCGACTTTACCACTATTGAGACCAAGACAACGACCCGGCAAGGCGGCAAGGGTGGCGGTGGCGTAAAACAAGAGGATATTTCCTACACATACGAAGCCGCTGTCATGATGGCCTTGTGCGAGGGCGAGATTAAAGGTATCGGGCGCATTTGGCGCGATAAAGAAAAGTTTGAATCGCTTTCACAATTACGCCTGAATCTTGCAAAAGGCGGCGATGAACAGCCGACTTGGACGCATTTGCAACAACCGAAGCACCAAGCGCAAGCAATCAACTATTCCGGCACGGCTTATATTTACAGCCCAAATTACGAACTGACGAAATCTGCGCAGATTTATCAGCATAATTTCGAGGTTATCGGGAAAATGGGGTATTCGTCCTCAATTCCTGATGCGAATCCGAGCGAAATTATCCGCGATATGTTGACGAATCAGAACTACGGTTGCGGATTTCCCGCTGAAAACTTGGGCGATACGAGTGTTTACGGTGTTTACTGCCGCGCAGCCGGTATCTTTTTAAGCCCTGTTTACAGTGAGCAGACAGAGGCGCAGCAGAACATTTCCGAACTGTTGGAACAGACCAATAGCGCGGCGGTGTTTTCACAAGGCCGTCTGAAAATCGTCCCTTATGGAGATGTGAAGCTATCAGGGAATGGCGCGGCCTATGTGCCAAACCTGACACCTGTTTACGACTTGACCGACGACGATTTTATCGTTTCGGGCGCTGAAGACCCTTTAAAGGTTGAGCGCAAAACCAACGCTGACGCCTACAACCAAATCCAAGTTGAGTATCTCGACCGCGCGAATGACTACAATATCGCCGTGGCCGAAGTAAAAGACCAGGCGAATATTGAGCAATACGGCCTGCGCCCTAAAGATGCGGTAAAAATGCACGGAATTTGTGACGCGAAGGTCGCAAACCATGTAGCACAACTGCTGTTACAGCGTGCCTTGTACGTCCGCAATGAATATGAGTTTAAGCTTGGTTGGAAATACTGCCTGCTTGAGCCAATGGACTTGGTAACGCTGACAGACGAGGGGTTGGGGCTTGATAAAACGCCCGTCCGAATCATTGAAATTGAGGAGGATGAAGAGGGCGTTTTGACCGTCAAGGCCGAAGATTTCCCAATGGGCGCCGCATCGGCTACGGCTTACCCTACGCAGCCGTCATTAGGCTATTCCGCCGATTACAACAAATCGCCCGGCAACGCCCATGCGCCTGTTGTTTTTGAAGCCCCTTTGCAATTAACTGGCGGCGAGCCTCAAATTTGGCTTGCAACCGCTGGCGGCGATATGTGGGGCGGCGCTGAAGTGTGGATTTCGACCGATGGCGACAGCTACACACGAATCGGCGCAACCAACAAGAAAGCACGTTTTGGCTCACTGTCTGCACCTTTGGCAAGCGGGGCAGTTTTCGACCGCGCCAACACTCTGAACGTTGAAATTTCCGCCGGGCAAATGACAGGCGGAACGGAGCAAGGCAGCCGCGATTTGCTGACCTTGTGTTACGTTGACGGCGAGTTTTTGGCCTACGAGACTGCCGAACTGAAAGGCGTGGGACGTTATACGCTTGGCAACCTGACGCGCGGTGCGTACGGCTCAACCATCGACCAACACAATGCAGGCGGCCAGTTTGTGCGTATTGATGAAGCGATGTTCAAATACGCCGTTCCTGCAAACTGGGTAGGACGCACGGTTTGGGTTAAGCTGGTGTCTTTCAGCGTCTTTGGTAGTGGCGTGCAGGAGCTTGCAGAAGTACCGGCTTATTCCTACACCATCAAGGGCGCACCGCTTGGGCAGATTCAGAATTTACGCCTTACATCATCTTGGGCATACGGCAAGGAAGCCGTTATTGCTTGGGATAAGTTGGGCGGTGCTGATACCTATGACGTTGAAGTCTATGCAGGCAATACGCAAAAACTACTGCGAAGCTTGAGCGGTATTGTTGACAACGGATTTACCTACACGCAGGCCGACATGAAAGCTGACGGCGGTCAAGTGCGTGATGTTGTATTTAAAGTTCGTGGACGTGCGGTTACCGGGAAAACTGGCAACTGGGCGCAAGTAGCCGCTCAAAATCCGCAACTGCAAGCATTGCAAGGCATTGAGATTGACAGCGGTTTGCGTCAGGCGTTTTTCAAATGCGCCATGCCGTCTGAAGAGGATTTTGCAGGTATTGTTATTTGGGTGTCTGAAAATCAAGCCGTCCCAACAACAGACGCGAATAAAGCCTATGATGGCGCGGAAACATTTGTTTCTGTCACGAAATGCAACGGAAAGGATTTGCAGCAGGGTAAAACCTATTATTTACGCGCCGCCGGTTATGACAGCTTTGGCAAAGACGGTATGCACGTCAGCAACAGTATTGCTTTTACCGTTACCGATGTGTCGGTCACGGATTTAGCAGAAAGCAATCTGAACAAGGCTTTGCGCGACAAAATCAACCTGATTGACGGCAATGGAGCAGGCAGCGTCAACGAACGCATTAAAAATGCGAACGAGGACAGAAAGCGTGAAATTCAGACCCTTTCTTCGCGCCTCGATACCGCGCAACAGTCGGCAAATGAGACTAAAGCAACGGTTCAGGTAGTTCAGACGACCTTAACCAAAGCGACAGGCGACATCAAATCGCTTGGCGAGCGTATCACGACAGCCCAGTCAACGGCGGAAGGCAACAAAGCGACGGTACAAGCCCATGCGAAAAGCATCAACGGCTTGGAAGCACAATACACGGTCAAGGTTGACGTTAACGGCAAGGTAGCGGGCTACGGCTTGGCAACCACGCCGAAAAACGGAACACCTGAAAGCAAATTCATTGTCAACGCCGACCGCTTCGGCATCGGCGCACCGGGCAAAGCTGACGTTTTCCCGTTTACGGTAGATACACAGCAAAACCGCGTTGGCGTGAATGGCGAGCTGGTGGTAAACGGTAAGGCGATTGTCGATAGGTTGAACGCCGGGGATATTCACGGCGATAAAATCACGACAAACACGCTGAACGCAAACCGCCTTAAAGCTGGAAGTGTTACAGCGCGTGAAATGGCGGCTGGAAGTATCACGGCTGACAAGCTGGCGGCAGGTTCGATAACTGCTGATAAGTTGGCGGCCAATTCCGTTACGTCTGACAAGTTATCTGTACAAAACTTATCTGCCGTGAGTAGTGATTTAGGCGATATAACCGCCGGGAACATCAACATCGGCAATGGGGCGTTCACTGTATCAAGGGAGGGGAATTTATACGCACGGGACGGTCGATTTGAAGGCACGGTTTACGCGGATAAAATCGAAGGCGATGTGCTGAAATTTTTCCAGTTTCAGCGAAATAATGTAGGTCGATTTAGATTGAGATACCATAACACCAGCAGTAAAAACGTTATGTTGTCATTGCAGAACCTTTCATTTACAACGCCTAATTCCAAATCCAGCTATTGGGTTACGATCCGAGTAAATAATGGTGTTGTGCTTAATAAGGAGTTTTGGTCGGTGTACTCATACACCACGGAATACGGTGCGAGAGGCTTTAAAACCGACCACTACAAGGGGATGTTCTACAATGTCCCTTATAACATACTAGTTAATCCCGATCACGTTGTTGATATATTTATCGAGATTAATCACGAACTATCGAAACCTGGGCATTCTTCGTCAACGGTAACACCTGTTGATATTGACGGGAACCCTTATGTTTTGGCCGCAAGAGTTTAATTATTTAAATGGTTGACCTAGACGGTATCCCATTGGGTTACGGAAATTAAATATTGAAATTATTTTGCCCGCATTTGCGGGTTTTTTAATGCCTATTGAAAGGAAAGTCATGGCAAAACAGGTAATCGCAATCAAGCATGAAATCGAAGACGAAAGAACAGGGGCAGTCGCAAGCTACCATGTAATCGAATATGTAAGTATTGATTACAAGTTCAACACTGTTACGGCAACGATTAACGGCTATGTGTCGAAAAAGACATACGAGGCAGGCCGTAATCCGCTTTGTTCCCATTCTGTTACCGTGAATGGTTTGCCTGACGGCGCGGAAGTATCGCGCGCTTGGCTGTACGACAAAGTCGTTGAGCAGGGGAATGAACAAAGCGTATTTTCCGGCGCTGAACTGGTCGAAGCCTAATTTAAATTTTGAACAACGCCCGTGATGATTCACGGGCTTTTTTATGGGCGGTCGTATGAGCGATTTAGAAGCAAAAATCAAAATAACCGTCGAAAACGGCACGGCGGCAGGGTTTAATCAAGCGGCAAACTCTGCTGAATCGGCTTCAAAGGTCATTGAAAACGCCATTGGTAACGTCAAGGCGCGATTGAAAACGCATTTTGACGATATGAAAAAGTCGATGGAACAGGCGTTTCACGTCAATCCATCAACTTTTAAAAATCTTGGCGAGGCGCAAGAAGGGATGTTTAACAAAATCTCTTCTTCGGCGCGGAAAGTGTACGAAGAAACGCGTACGCCGATGGAGCAGTTTAAGGCGAAGCTGGCAGAAGTTAACCAACTGTTGAATCTTGGCGCGATTGACGTAGAAACCTACGAGCGCAAGGTTGAGCAACTGAACAGCGAGCTTGAGCAGACAGACGGCAAGGCTTCGGCGGCCGCTGGTGGTTTGGGCAAAATTGGATCAGTTTTGGCTGGATTTGCCTCACTTTCATTTGCCAAATCCATGCTTGACACTGCCGACGCCATGCAGTCAATCAACGCACAAGTCAGACAGGTTGTGTCGTCTGAAAGCGAGTATTTGGCTGTACAACGTCAGTTATTGGATGTAGCCAACAATACGCGTGCCTCATTGGAATCAACGGCGAATCTGTACGTTTCCACAAGCCGCGCATTGAAGGACTACGGCTACACGCAACAGGAGATTTTGACCTTTACCGAGGCAACCAATAACGCGATGGCTATCGGCGGCGTACAGGCGCAACAACAGGCCGCCGCGCTTATGCAGTTGTCGCAGGCTTTGGGTAGCGGCGTATTGCAAGGCGATGAATTTAAATCCATTGCCGAAGCCGCGCCAATCCTGCTTGATACCATCGCGGAATATATGGGCAAATCCCGCGCGGAAATCAAAAAACTTGGCAGCGAAGGGCAGTTGACGGCGGATGTGATTTTTAAAGCCATATCCGGCGCGTCTGAAAAATTCGGCGAGCAGGCGGCCAAAATGCCTATGACGATGGGACAGGCCTTGACGGTGTTCTCGAATAACTGGCAAAGCATGGTTTCTAAGCTGTTGAACGACAGCGGCGCAATGTCGGGGATTGCTGCGGTTATTAAACTGATTGCAGACAACCTGAATTTAGTCGTCCCTATTGTTGCAGGTTTTGCCGTTGCTGTTGCGGCCGCTGTTGCGCCCACGCTGGCCTTGAATGTGGCTTTGCTGGCAAATCCGTTTGGGATTGTGGCTGTTGCAATCGGCGCAGTCATCGGCCTTATTTCCCAATTTGGCGATGAAATAGACGTTTTTGGCGATGGTTGGTCGAATCTTTCGGATGTGATACAGGCCGTCTGGCAAGTCATCACGGAAACCATCGGCGAAGCTGTCGATACCGTTAAATCATGGTTCGGCGAATTGACGGCATGGGTTGACGAGAGTGTCGGCGGATGGTCGGCGGTATTTGAGCGTGTGATGGGATTAATCTCAAGCACCATCGGGGCGTACGTCAACGTCTATATCAACACCTTCGCAACAGGTTGGATGTTGATTAAAGAAGCCGCCAACAATATGCCGCAATTCTTTGCCAATCTTGGCAAGGCTATTGGCAACGTGTTTATCTCTGCGATTGAGTGGATGGTAAACAAGGCCGTCGGCATGATTAACAGCATGATTGACTTTGCCAACAAAGCCGCGTCTATGGTTGGCGTTTCGGGCATTGAAAAGCTGAACAACGTCCAAATGGGACGAATGAATGACGGCGGGCTTGGCGGTCGAATTGCTGACAGCATGACGAAAGACCGCGCAGGAGCAATGGCAAATGCCATCAAGGAACGCGCGGCCAACATACACGAAGCCAAAGCAATGCGCGGCGGTGGCGGTGGCGGTGGAGGAGGTTCTGCCAAAGCTCACGCACC